ACAGCATCAGCATTTCCGGTGCGTATAAGATTTACAATGTCTTGTGTTGTTGCGCCGTTAGCAAATGTACGTGCCGCCCAGTCAGCGTTTAGTTTGCCTATCTCATCTGCGTGTCCACGAGCCACATCACCAACAGAATCAATGGTACGGTCACGAACAGTAAAGGTCCCAAGCCGTTTTGCTTTTCTTTGCACCATAACAGGGTCTTTATAGTGGGCATTTAACGCTGTTGTTGTAAGAAACTTGTGTGCTTCTTGGGCTGCTGATTCAGCATTAGCACTTGGAGCTTCGTCAAAGCCGCGGCCATAAATATCTGCTATTCCAGTTTCCTTGCGAAGCATAGTCAAATATTCAAATGGGTGACGAATAATGCTAGAAACAGGTCGATGCGATAATGCAATCATTAATTGCGAATCAATGGTGTTGCGTGTAAAGTTTCCTATTGTGGCCGTAATAATCGGCCTCCAAACATTTTCTTGTACGCTTGCAACAAGCGCAAATGGTAAACGAAGTTGACCAGCTTTGCGAAGTTCATCAATATTAGGGTCGCCTACTTTGCCTTGCTTGGTGTAAATCCAGTTGATTTTTGAACCTGTCAAACGGCGAAGTTGGCGAACATCCGGAATAAAATACTCGTGCTTTCCAAACTCTGATGCCAACTGTGGGCCAGCAAAAGAAACATCAGCAGCATTGGGGTCAATGCCACCGTACGTGCGTTGATACAAACCTGCGTCAGCAATATCAAAATTGTCATCCATATCAAAACGAGCCGCATCATCTCGTAAAGATTTGTAGTTGTCAAATATGGCATCAACGATTTCACGGTTTACACCTGTTGCTTCAGCACCACCACGCATCACTAAATCTAAATCATCAATAAATTTAGCGTGTGCATTAGGATTTTTAGAAACAACAAGACGACCAGCTCGATTCAAAAAAGCCCGACGAGTAACAGCATCAACTTCTGATAACTTCAACATACTGTCTAAAGCGTTAAGGTTGTTTATTCTGTCTGCCGTTGTTTCGGCTTGAAACAAATTTACAGAACGCTTAGGCATCTTGGAGTAAGCCTTAGAAACCTTGTCGCCCAAAGGCATAGATTGCATAAATTTATCGCGCCTATTCAAAGACATATAAATCTTATTGCCACCACGAAAATCTTTAGTAGAAGCCAAACCTTTCGCCTGACCAAGTTTGTCAACAAGCAACAAACGAATCTTGTCAGGGTCAGATTCTTTAGCCATATCTAACGCAAGTTCAGGGTCAATCTTTCGACCCCACAAATCCCACACACCAGCAAAATCGGTAGTAGTAGCAGTACGGTCAATTACACGTTGCGCCTGACCAGAACCAAACCATTTATTAGCAGATTCATAATCAATGCTTCCACCAACAATAATACCTTTACGAGCATCATCAACTTCTGATGCGTCAATCTTGGATGCTTTGATTTCAGTAGAACCACGACCTACTGCTTCAAGAGCAGATGCAGCCCCCCTGACAGCAGCACCACCTTTACCTGCTTCAGAAGCAGTAAGAATTGCTGTCTTTACTGCTTTACCACCAGGGGCAATAGGAACTAAAAGAGCAGCCGCAGCGTCTAAAGCACCCGACATAATATTGAAAGCCTGGGTATCCGGTTGAAAAACAACTGAAGATAAACCACGGCCTATAGTCCAAGCGTGACCACCGACAGTTCCACGGTATCGACGTGCGCGTTCAGCTTGCAGTTCCTTGGCTTTATCCCCCATAAACCAACCAGAGCCAGCCTGCTCATCATTGGCAATCAAAGAGCCAAGGTCAGTAGAAATAAACCAACCAGAAACAGAATCGTCTACGTCAGTTATTTGCGCCAAACCACCCTGAACAAAATCTAACGGAAGGTTTGCAGCAGCGAAACCATATCGGGAAGCAGTCTTAGCTTTATTAGTTACATTGCGTTGAAACCAAGATTCCTTTTTAGGTTCCTTAACGCTTTGTTCAATAACAGCAGTAGAAGCAGCAGGATAAATACGAGCAATCTGTTCATCCGTAAACCCTGCTTTAGCCATAGACAACTTCACGCCAGCCGCGAAACCAGGATAACTAGAATGAATTTGACCTACGCGTTGCGCTAACTGTGGGGTAGCAGTAGCTATATACGAATCACGTTTAGAAGATTCCTTGGCAAGTGTGGCGTAAATATCATCTTGTTCTTCTATAGATGTGAAAAGCACTATGAACCCTCATACTGCAAAGCCGAAAGCAAACCAGCCAAATCATCATTAGGGAATTGACGGAACAAAACTTTCAATTCTTCAAGTGTTTCATTGAAACCAGGCAGTGTGGTAACAATACCTGCTTGCGCCATATTAGGTCCAGGTCCAAAGTCGGCTCCAGCAGTAATAGGTTCAGCAGGTCGTTCAGTAGGGCGAGTTAAACCACCCATAGAACCAGGTGCTATACCCTGTGGAGCAACATCTGTAGGGGAAGCACCCATAGGTACAGCCTGTTGAGAAGCAATCTGTGCGCCAGCCTCACCATAAGCCTGCCCTTTAGCAGCAGTAGCCGCCATTTTTGCGGCAGGGTTCTGTAAATCAGTACGATTTGAATATTCAGCCATTATGCCCCCAAAGCATTAGACAAAGCCATTACACCACCAGGCGATTGAGGTTGCGCCGCAGCACCAGCCCCACCACCAAGACGGCCAAGTAAATCACCAAGTTGAGGAGGACCAGCAGGACCACCCATACCAGCCTCCATACCCATACCAGGAGCAGACAAACCAGGCATAGTTTCAGGTGAACCCTGTGGAGCAGCAGCAGCTTGACGTGCTTGCGCTCGTTTCTGTGCAGACATAATTGCTTCAGACAAACTCATCTTGTTTGATTGTACCTGTTCAGCAATGTAAGCAAGGTCATCAGGTTGATACGGACCGTTAGGGTCTGCCGCTTGAGCCTGAATAGAAGACAACAAAGCCGCTTCAATACCTTCAGCCATAATCCGGTCACGTTCCATTTCAGGGTCTGAAATCAACGGGTCAGCCTCACGAGCAGATTCTTTCGACATAAGACCAGTACCGAGGCGTTGCCCCAAACCAACAATCAAACTGTTGACATCTGAACCTGCCGCTGAATAAGCAACATAATGGAAATCTGTTTCCCACATTTTGTTCGGTGTGTAATCCTTGATTCCCCCACCCATACCAGAAATGAAGAACGACTTAGAACTGTTACCCCAATATGTTTTTTCAATAGCAATAGCAATTTTGTCTTCTTGAACCATTGAAGAAGCAAAAATGTCTTGGGCTTCCTGAACACGGAAGTCAACTGTTGCTGCCAATACTGAATCGCCACGGCGACCAGTACGGATATTGGTACCGGATTCTCCACCGAACTCGGCAGGGATAGCACCTTCAAGGCGTTCTTGGCGTTCCAAACGGTCAAGAGCCACATCAGTCTTGTAGCCAGGGTTTGTTTGCAACTGTTGAATGTCGCCACCCTTGACAACACCAAGTTGCCCTGTTTTACCGTCAGCAATTTGGATGATTTCAGGGTTGTCACCCTGTCGTGCCACAAGGTATTCATCAGGGAAAATGCCACGCTCAATAGCAATCTCTGTCAAAGCCTGCAACCTTGCGCGTGTGTAGTACATACCAAGCAAACCGTCGAACTGGCCGTGTGGTTTGTCAAGGGTAATGCGTTGAGGTACAACAACTAACGGCATACCTGTTTTGTTGATGACACGTTCTAGTTCTACTGCTGGCGCACCCATAGAATAAGCACCAGTCATAGGGTCAAGGGTTTTTTCTGCACCCAAAACAACAGTTACAACTTCGTTGTCGCAAACATATTCAAGGATTTTGAACATTGTGTCCCACGATGGGTTGCCCACACGAAGAACACCGTTGATTGCGTCACCATAGTTCTGTGTCAACCAACGATATGTACGGCCATACGTAAAAATACAGTTGTCCGGTACAGGATTGTCAACATCTACAGATGGTGCAGGGAAGGTATCAAGTGGGTTGCGTAACTGCCATTCAGGGATGCGCTTATCAAAGTTAGGTTTGATAAAAACAGGTGAATTGCTGTATGCAAGGAGATGACGCGCACGGCGGCGCATCTTCATATTCATACGGTTCTCATCCCAAATAGCAAGCATCGCCCGTTTACGGTCACGAGCCAACTTCATACTCCGGTCTTGCCCCTCACGCAAAGCAGGGAAATACGGTGACGGCATAGTAGAAGAAACACGCATACTCATCTGGTCTAAACCCTGAACAAGCAAGTTAGCCACAGAAGAACGAGTGTTACGGTCTAATTCGTTTAGGGGAACAATGACATCGCCGTTAGCCAATTGTCGAACTTCACGCATCTGATTAAGAATCGGACCTTGTGCGTCAAGTCGTTCTTTATACAGAGCAACAATTTCTTCAACAGATTTCATTTACAACCTTTAATTGGACTTAGACAACTCAACGATAACACATCCTACTGATTAAGCCACGAAGGTCGCCACTGTCGAGGGGGCAATTTAGCCATAGTCAAATTAGGAATATTCAACACAGCCATCCACAAAGACATCACAATGTCCGTACCGTTCTTCTTATCGGTAGTCCAAGAAGTCAACTCCTGCACAGCAGCCATAGTTTTCCAGGTCACACGGTTACTAGGAAGCCTGATATTACCTGTCCTAAACAACGGAGGAAGCAAAGCCTCCACACCAAGCTTTTCATCCAGTTTGTTACGGCTCGTAGTGTGAGGAAGAATGTTCACCATACTGCGTGAAGCCCATTTACGAACAAAATCGTGCTGTAAAAGGAACCGTTGAGCGGCGTTGATTTCTACAATCCAATGAGAAATGGGGAATCCCATACGGAAAGACCGTTCCTGCCATTCATCCATAATGCCGGTATACACCCCAGTAGATGTGTTGTAGCCCAACAGTTCCTCAGCTGTCAATTTACACCGTTCAATATCAATAACGTGGTACAGGTTCAGTTCAGGTTGGTACAGCATCCACGTCAAAGCCCAAAATTTTGTGGGGGAAGGGTCAATAGAAACAATTGACAACACAGGTGGGGCAAGCCCTACAGGTATCTGGCCGTGGGTACGGTCCTCATCGATACAACCAGGGTACATAACCCCATCATCTCCTTGACCACCATAAACCCAAGTCCTATCAATCAGGTATCCATCTAAATCTAGGTTTTCTTGCTGGTAGACAACCCTGAAAATGTCGGGTTTGCTATGCCGGATAAACGATAGGTCTTTCCACGGAAGCCTTTTAGGGTCAAGTAACGGACCGTCAGGATATGGTGCCGCATCAAAGCGTTTCAACGCTCGTTTCTCCTCATCAGTACCCATATCAAGTTCGTCATAGTACGCCTTGTAAACAATATGTTTGTACTTAAAAGATTTCAATGGTTCTAATGCTTCCATTTGTTCTGGAGAAGTCACATCTGAACCGTCATACGATTCGTCAAGGTCGTCATACGAAATCTTATTTAAACAATGAGCGTATAAATCACCAGCCGACAAACGCTGACCAATCACACACAGCAAACCACCAGGGTCAACACGAGCCTCAGCGACGTTATCCCAACGTTCCAGCAACTTATCCCTAGCCACAGACTCACGAGCGTTATCCGGTGAAGCTACGTCGTCAAACAAACACAAGTCAGCACGATGGCCGATGAACTCAGCCTCAATACCATACGCCCTAACCGTAGGTTCCTTGTTGTCCAAACCGTTACCACCAATTTGTTCCACCACAAACTCGTCTGCCCTCCACAAAGCACCCTTGTCGGTAGGGCGAAAACGGCCATAGTCGATAGACAAACAACCTTCAGCGTTTTGCGCTAAACCTTTCTTCACCAACATAGGGTCAGGTTCTATAGGCATAGGGCGTTCAAGGGTTTCACGGATACGACGCGAATACAACTTAGCCATATTCTGTGAAACAGAACCAATCATAATACGAACATCCCTTTTACGGCAGATAGCCCACACAGCAACATCGTGAAACAACGTGGACTTACCAGCACCAGGAGGAACATTGATAACAACAAATTCCTTTTCCTCAGATTCAAGCCATTCAATAATTTTCAGGGCCGCTTCAACCTGCCACGGTGAAGGGACACGCCCCAAATAATGCTCACGGAAAAACCCAAAATCATCCAACCCTCGAACAGCATCATCATTCAACTGGTCATACGGAATAGCAGACGGTAATTCAATCGCTTCCATAAAAGCGTTGTACCCATCATTCTGGACACCCCCCTCTCTAGCGCGTGATTTCCTGGCACCCATCTCCTGCAAATCGTGTTCAGCTTGTAACGCTTTAGCCTTAGCAAGCCAGCGTGAACCAGTGTTCATATGGATACCAGCAACACTGCAAGCATCCTTGATGGTTTTACCTGATGCTATGGCAGCAAAGAACTTGGCTTTATCTGCCGGTGAAACTGAACGCTTTGTACCCATAAAGGGAATCTACCATTTGACTTTGTTAGCCCAATATGCGGCAGACATTTTACCTTTAGCAATGTTAGAAGCGTGACGTGCTTTAAACGCCTTGTTACGTGCAGACCCATCCGGTGAACCGACAACGCCTTGTTGACCGAAACGAATCAGTTTTACCTTGTCACCATCTTTTGCTAGAACAGCGTGAGATTTAGAAGCGTTAGGGGTTCTCTTTGGTTTGTTGTATCCAGCGAACTTTTCGCCACGATATTCAATAGCCATTACTTCTTCTTTTTAGGAGCCATCTTCATTTTTTTGCCTGACTTCTTAGCAGCCATCTTGGCATCTTTCATACCGGCATCTGTATATGGGAATTTCTTTTTTCCTACGTTTGGCATTATTTCTTCTTCTTTGGTGTCACGCCATATTTTTTGCGAACAGCGTTTGCTGCTCGTAATGCTTCTCTATCTAATTGGTTTTGCGATTTTTTGTTTTTTTGGTCTTTAACAATCGCTTCAGTAAGAAGATTGCTGTATTCACCGGAAATCCCACCACCTGAAACAAAATTAGAAAGATAACTTCTTGATTGAGCATCAATCGCTCGGTCTTCAACACCCCGTTTAGTCATACCAAAACCACTAGCACCAGTCCTGTCGGTACGATTTACTGGTGGGGTTTTTTTTGCTGGTGCTTTCTTAGCAGCAACTTTTTTCGCAGGGGCTTTCTTCGCGGCCATTATTTTAGTTCCTTCAAATATGTAGGTGGACAAAAAAACAATAACACATTCATCTGCTACACTAAAACCACAACACAGCAAGCCCTTACCGTCGGGATGACAGGCAAGGCAACCACGGCTGTATCACTATTGCAAGTGACGGGGCAAAGAACACCAGGGAACTGGGGTAGATGAACCCTGCAACCAAGCTCGATACGAGACATTAGAAAGCCCCTGTTGCGTTAGAGGTTCAAGCAGCGTAATGAACGTCATCTCATTCAACATTCCGGTGTCGGCTAAAAACAAATTGGCTACGGCGACCTTGGTATCATTCTGGTATCTAAACTGTGGGGGGAAGCCAAAGACACCCCTGTTGTTCTGCTCACTAACGTTCGCAGCTAACGCCCCTCACATTCGTTCGGGTTGTTCACTTCTTGACATCAAGACATCACGACATCACAAAGGTTTCTCCGGATAACAAGAAAAAGTCGACCACCAATATTCGCTTCTATGCCTTCTGCTCTGAAACGAGCAGGCCAAACCACCCCCAGTGACCAGCCAACCACCCACAGACACCCAACGCCGCACACCACAAAAGAGTGAAAACCAACGTCAGCAGTAATACATATAAGCCCCCCCCCATAGCCTCGGCAGACCCCCAGTTAGAGTGTGTCAGGTGCGCCTATCATCGAGTGTTATGCCGGCCTTACATACAAGATGTTGTGGTTGTTAGGGTTGCCTAACATACTAGATATGGTGTTAGCCCTGCCTAACAAAACACGGTAGGCCGCACGAACAGACACCGACTATTCCGGCAACAGACACCGACTGTCACGGACAGTCACCGTCTAATCCCCGATAGTAGCCCTCGAACAGTCACCGTATGTTCATAAGTAATCAGGCAAGGCCACCACCTAGACGAGTGGGGTGTCATCGTCGGTGTGTGGGGTGGCATCGTTGGTGGGGGTTCGTGTGGGGTTGTGGGGCGTTCTTGCTGCCGTGGGGGGTGCATCGTCGGTGGGGTGTCTCATCGTCGTTGGTGGTGTCATCGTCGATGGTGGTGGGGTGGTGTCTCGATTCCGGCGGGGTGGGGTTCGTGGGTTCGTAATAGCTTGACAAGTGTTCCACGGTTCGTGTATTTTGTGTAGTGGCGTAATAGGTGCGCCGTGTCCGTGAAAGGGGCAAACAATGGAAAACAAATATCGTGGCGAGTGTGGTGGGTGCCGCCGTTCTGTGGAGGCTCGTGAGGGCATTTACGAGAACGGTTATGTGCTGTGTTCTGAAAAGCCGTGGGATGATAACGACAGTGTCCGTAGGGCGTTCGGTGATTATTTTGATTATGACCCTGAATGTCGTGGTGCGTCTGTGCCTTGTGGCTATCTGTGGGAGCGTTTCATCGCCGTGTACAACTCGCCTGAGGCTTGTGAGGCTCGTGAGGCTAGTGAGGCCCTGAAAGAGGTGGAGCAGAGCGCAAAGCTTGCCGAAATGGTGGGGGGTGGCTTGGCAGAGTTGGCTCGTGACGCTCGTGTGCGTTCGTTGTCTGCCGTCATCGTGAAGATGTGTGGTGAGGGTGTCACGCTTGATGTATTGACGTTGGAGCAAGTGAACATTGTCGCTAGCGAGTTGCGTTCTCGTATCACTACTCGTGAGGCCAAGGAGGCTCGTGAGGCCACTCGTGCGAGGCTTGGATATCTGCCTTGCAAGCGTTGTGGGGGCGATGGTGCTTACTGGAAGATGGCCGCTAACGGTAAATATTTTGATGATGGTTGTTTTCGTTGTTACGGTTCAGGGCGTGAACCTGAACGGCCACGCAAGTAGCCACACGATTCGGGTGGGGGTCGCCCCTTGGAGAGTTCGCCACTCTCCCACCCACTACGCCCCACAAGGGGCGCAAAACAGAAAGGGCTAGAAATGGCTACCGAAACAGAAAAACACTATCGACTATTGGATAGGTCGCTAGAAATATTAGAGGAGGCAACCGGCCGCCCTTGGGAAATTCATTCCACAGGGGGTGGTTGCTCGGCGTTCGTGACTTATGTTCGTGATGGCTTTTATATGGTCACTGATGAGGGGGCTAGCGCGCCTACCCCTGATGAACTCGACAATATTTCGTTGGGGTGGTATCCGAATGATGAACGCCTCGACGGTGACATCATCGACGACATTAGCGACCTCGAAACACTCGCCGTGTGGTTCTCCCATAATCACTATGAGGGGAAATTGTTGTGATAGTAGGACAAGTATCGGGGCAATTCGTAGACCGTGGCATGGTGTGGGTGGTCACCATTGACGGCATAGCAGACACCGTGGTTGCCGTGGCTACCGACAAGGCTACGGCTTTACATTGGGCAGGGGTCAAGGCCGCCGAATACCTGAACGGCGTAGAGGTGCTAGATGAGGGGGGCAACCGTTGGAACGCCTCCACCGTTGCCGAGTATTACGGCTACCACGCTACGAAGCTTGTAATCGACGGTGAAGCCAAGCACCACCACTAGAGGGGCTTGACAAGTGTCGCCAAGTGTGGCACGATTCTATCGGGTGGTTCGTTTCCGGAACGGCACAAGGAGCAAGACCTTGCCACCCACTACCCCACAAGGGGCAAAACAGAAAGGGGCAGCAATGCCAACAGAATCAGAAACGGAATCGGCCTACACCTTATGTGTGCGCCATTATTTTGACAAGGTAAACGGTAATAGCTATTACTCGATGCGTGTCATCGGTAAGGGTCACGATGTCATCGTGCCATTCTCCTACGGCCACGGCGATTTGACGTATCGCTATCACGCTTGTGAGGCCTTGGGCATTGAGGTGCCTAGCGACATTGACGAACGCCGCGAAATGTTTACTATCGAATTAGTGAACGTGCCACGCCGTAAAGACCTACACAATGGGGGCAAGCGATGACCACAGAAACAGTATCGGCAACGGTAGAACGCTCCCACTGTTCGGCCATAAAAACTAAGTGGCTTCCAAACAGTAACCGTATTAGCGTTAGCCGTTTAGATGGTCATTGCCGGATTTATGTCGCTTGGGATGAGAACCTCGACACGGGCGAGAATCACGCCAAAGCTATCCTGGAATTTGTGAACCGTTACAAGTGGTCAGGCGTGTGGGTTATCGGTAGCACCGATGACGGTGCCGTGGCCGTGTGGAAAGGTGACAAGTGATGGGTACGACAGATAACGGCGTGAGATACCTAATCCACAAGATAGGAACGCCGCAATTCCGGAACGACAACGGCAAACTAGCTCCATCGGGCGATTATTGGCACGGCATTATTGGCCGCGGGGGGTATTGGGGCGATAAGGCAGGGGCTACTTGCTACGCCTTGCCACAAGATAAGTACCTGCCCGATGGTGGCGAATGGGTTGCCGTGTTCCTGAATGTTTCCGTGAATGGTGATGTGGGATAATGTCTGCCCACTTTTATTTAGTCAATGACCCCGACGGCAGCCTATTCGACGTTGTCGTCTTATGTTCCGATAGTTGCCATAGATTCTACTGTCAAGATAACGGCCTCACCTATGAGGGGTGGAACGGTTGCCACGACATAGACACGCCTACGCCTTGCGCCGTGTGCGGCGAAACGGTGGAGGGTATCGAATGACTCGCCCACTCTCTCCACGCCACCCAAGTGTCCTGGCTAGTCCTCAGGTGATGACTCCGGAACGGTGGAGGCGTGTTTATCGTTGGCCATTGACCCAACTAATCGGGGGTGGCATTGGGGCTATCTTGGCTCCGTCGGTTCTGCCTCCGATTACGCTTGACGGTTGGCCGTTCCTTATCTTGTGGGCTATTCCTTTTATGGCGATTATGTTGCGCGGCCTGAGACAGTGCTATGCGCTTTATGAGATAGAACTAGAACTAGAAAGGAGGTCACGGTGATACCTTTTGACAATTTTTTAGCGTTGCTATCTGATGACGTGCTTTTAGATGTATGGCGTTCACGCACGGCTATATTGCCAGGCGTACCCGATACCGATATACCGGATTACGCACGGCAATGGCATCGCCATATAAATATGCCTTATGTCGAACGTGTCGAATATTTGCGGCGTGAACTACGGAATCGTAAGCTACTTACATTTTAGCCGTATCGGGTGGGGGTTGCCCCTTGTGAGGTTCGCCACCTTGCCACCCACTATGCCCTATCCAGGGGCAGAACCATAGAAAGGGAAAACTATATGGAATCATTAGACCGTGACGGCGTATCCGTCACAACAGAACAGAACGTGAACACGTATCACGTGACGGTCCGGAGGTATCCGGAATGGGTAGATATCGTGTATAGCGTTCAGGCCGCCGACATTGAGGAGGCCACTGAATTGGCGTTAGATGATGACGGCGTGTTTATTGAGATGCGCGATGGTGAGGATAGCCCTAGTCAGGACATTGAGGTTCGCCACGTCGAATTAGTAGGAGGGGGCGAGTAATGGAGGAGCTTACGGCCGCGGAGGAATTATCGGAGGGTATGTTTACGGTCACATTCGTGGGGGAATACTTTACGATGACGACAGGTATCTATTCCACCTCAGAACAACAAGCGATAGACGATGCTACGACGGCGTTACAGGAACACTACGGGTGGAATGTTGCCGACGTAGCCGATGACATTACGGTGGAGGAGTGGGAATAATGGGCTATAACCCTGAACTAAAAAAGACCCGAACCGTGGGCAATTGGATTCTCGAATGGGAACCTCATCGCCCTAGCACCGTATGGGTGGTATCTAACCACCGTTGCCGGTGGCGACGTTCTCAGTCGGCTATCCAATACGACGACGGTTCGTGGGGTTGGGATTACACCCCTGATAAGGGCGTTCGTAAGGCCGTGGCAACGTTTATGCGTGACATCGTTAGTGGGGTCACGGTATGAACCACCTTTATGAACTAAGAATGTTCCGGAATGGTGACAGTATCGGCACCGTGTTGTTCTCAACCGAACCCGACGGCCACCCTATCCCTGCCTTTGCGTATGAATGGTGCCGCACGTTCCTCCTTGGGGTAGACCACGACAAGGCAGAATTAGCAAGGGTCGAACCGTCACGGATAACCCCTGATGGTATGACACGCCCCACCAGGGCATTGCTGCTAGCTACTTGGCCACCTGAATTGTGACTACCCCTCCTTGGAGGGTTCTAGCAGAAGGCGTGACACGTGATGTCCGGCGATGGTATTCCTTTCGTCGGGCATTGCGTTCTGTCACCCCATACACCCCACCCCTTACCCCTGAACGTTGGGCGATAGTAGAATTATCTGTTGCCACCGGAAATGTGATGCGCTATTGGCGTGGCACGGACCGTGACCATTGGCATCGAGATGCGGCGTACGCCCTAACATTTACTACGGAACGCGTCGCGTTACTTACGGCGCAACAGTTTTTGCTTGACATTTACTACCCACGGTACGCCGCTATACGTGTGATACCGTTGTAGTTGGTAGCCCTATTTCCCGTCGTATCCCCTTCCTACGGTTGAGATAGGGCTACTGTATTGGGCGGCTTACCCAGGTTGGGTGGTGTATCCATCGTTCGTGTGGCGTTTTGCCACCCCATAGGCCGTATCGCCAGCGTTCCCCTTGCTCACAGCTCATTGCGTAATCCAGGCATTGTTGCTGCACCGGACACGAACAACATAATGCTTTGCCGTATAGGTATAGCGTGTCTTCTTTTGTGGCGGCACCGTCGGGTGGAAAAAAGTAGTCGGTTGGTTTGCCTATACATTTTCCTTGGTCTTGCCAGTGTAATGAACTACCCACGTTTGCTTTTGCCTTTTCGTTTTGGTGCTGCTGCTATTGCTTTGGTTGTTTTGTTTTGGTGGCAGATACAGGGGCAGGTGTCGTGTATTTTTTGTGGCCAGTTTGTTAGTGCGCGTGGCACGGTGCCACAGTGCGTACAGAATGGGTCGGCACTGGTGTATGGCCATAGTTCATTGGCCACCCATTATCTCCATAAGGTTTTGACCTATCCATTGTGCTACCGGACTGGCTACTCCGTTGCCGCACATTTTGTATCGGGTGGTGTCGGGGTTTTGTTTGCCGTCTGTACGTGGCAGGGTGTGGTTGTCGGGCCATCCCATTAGGCGTTCACATTCGACTGGTGTAAGCCTGCGTACCTGCATATTGTGTTCTACTCCGTGTTGGGATACTGAATCCAAGGTATACATAGGTGCGCCTGGTTGGCCTACGCCGCTTCCTTGTGGTCCGTTGTGGTCTGCTCTGCCTATGATTGTGCCTTGTATGGCTACTGCTTGTGCGCCGGTTTGGTCAAGTGTGTATGACGGGTCGCCTTCGCTACCGATACCTAATCCGTTTTGTTTCTTTTCCATTTCTCTCCCGTCTTGGATAGGGATAGCTATGCAATCGCCACTGTCTATGCCGATGCGTAACGCTCGATAAATGTCTTCTGTGACGGTCTGGTTGTAACCATCAAATGCAATGATTGGTACGTTGTTGCCACCTGTTCCCATACGGGCCTCCAATGTGTAAACGGGTTCTGTTGTTACACGTACATCATCTACGCGTGTGCCGTCAATAATAAGTATGTGTGGTTCTGCATCACCACGATGCGATTCAGCTCTCAATGTGGGTACTATTCCTTCCCATATGTTGCCTCCGAAACGAACCATAGGTCCTGGGGTGAAAACAAGTACGGTTGCCCTGCTATCTCCGGTGTTGTCAAATGCGTTCAATGTAGGACACACTCCACCTTCAATCCAGGTTTCAAAATCTTGGTCATTTTGCGCTCGGCGGCGTTTGCTGTACCAC